TCGGGCACTCCAAACCCAAGTGACTTTGTACAAGGATTTAAGAAAACATTTGAAGAATCAACATCACTACAAGGCCAATACGGACACTCTGGTAAACTACAGAAGTTTGATGATATGGAGCAAGATGTTCTAAGCCGATTGCGTCAACTGTCTGGCATGATGAAATCATAAAATAGTTATTAGAGCAAATGCGTCATAAATATCATTGACGCTGACACTAAAAGCGTGTACACTACAACAGTGACACGCTTTTTTATTAGCATCACAGGCAACTTAGAAAACATTTTATAACACTTAGAAAGGCAACTTAAAATGGCATCATTATCAGAAATCCGCGCACGTCTCTCAGCCGCAGAGTCAAACAAAGGCGGTCAATCATCAGGCGGCGACAACGCAATCTACCCACACTGGAACATGGACGAAGGAGCAAATGCTACTATTCGATTCTTACCAGACGCAAACTCTAAAAACACATTCTTCTGGGCCGAACGAGCCATGATTCGACTGCCATTCAATGGCATCAAAGGAGAAATGGATTCTAAACAGGTCATGGTACAAGTGCCCTGTGTTGAGATGTGGGGCGACGCTTGCCCAATCCTGGCAGAAGTACGCACATGGTTCAAGGACAAGAGCCTTGAAGACATGGGTCGTAAGTACTGGAAAAAACGCAGTTACATTTTCCAAGGCTTTGTTCGTGAGAACCCAATTGGTGACGACAAGACACCAGAAAATCCTATCCGTAGATTTATCATTGGTCCTCAAATCTTTAACATTATTAAAGGTGCATTGATGGATCCTGAACTAGAAGAAATCCCAACAGATTTAATGCGTGGCCTAGACTTCCGTGTTAGTAAAACCAGCAAAGGCGGTTACGCTGACTACAGTACGTCTAAGTGGGCACGTAAAGAATCTGCACTGACAGAAGCAGAACAAACTGCCCTTGAATCACACGGATTGTTTGATCTTGCCAGCTTTTTACCCAAGAAGCCTGGTGAAGTTGAATTGAAAGTAATGAAGGAAATGTTTGAAGCAAGTGTAGATGGCAAGCCATACGATCTCGAACGTTGGGGTCAATACTTCCGTCCAGCAGGTGTACAAGCACCTGCAGGTAGTTCTACTGAAGTCGATGAGGATACACCTGCTCCGGTAGCAAAGGCAGCACCTGCTCCAGCACCTACTGCTGGTTCATCTCCGTTTGACGACGAAGACACACCGATTGCCACAGCACCTGTTGCTAAACCTGCAGGCGGACAAAATGCACAAGACATTTTGGCAATGATTCGCTCACGTCAACAAAAGTAATAAATTCTCATAATGAGGGGCAATTTATCAATTGGTTGCACTGATACATCGTGTATCCCCCTAGTTAGTAAATTATTTGAGCTTGGATATAGACCTGAAGAAATTCAGGTCTATCATCCGCCTAATCAGTTGCTGTTAACAAAATTTTGTGACCAATTGTTAATACAGCACACATCAATTTCAGATAACAACGACTTTAATAAGTATGTTACACAATCTGCAGAGTTGATGTTAAACATCAGTGGTATTCCTTTTTTAATATCTGAAGATAATATTAAAAAATTTCCAAATGGCATTATAAATTTACATACAGGGTTGCTTGAAGAATATCGAGGACGATGGATGTCAAGCTGGGCATTAATTAACAATGAAAAATTTACCGGCTATACCTGGCACTATGTTAACAGTCAATTTGATGCTGGCAATATTATATTTCAACAGAAATTTTTAATCTCCAAACAAGACACAGCATTTAGTTTAAATTTTAAAATACTAAACCATGCAATTGAATCAATTGAGCATGTATTAACAAAGAATTTAGGAACACCTCCAACAAAACTTGGACGTTATTATAATAAAGAAAAACCATTTAACGGAATTATACAGGATGGTTGGTCCAACAATCAAATTAACCAATTTATTAAAGCAATGTACTATCCTCCGTATGAGCCAGCTATATTTTTAAAAAATAATGTTAAACATTATGTAAATACCTTTGATGAATACAAAAATATATGATATCATTGCCCCCTCGTGTTTATGATAAAATATTACAAGACCCAAGTTGGGTACCTGATAAATTTTTATTCAACGACCACATGGGCGGATTTGATATTAATTTGCAAAATAAAATCCTAAAAAGATTAAATGATTTTGCCAGTCAAGAGAATAAGATTTTTGACATCACAGTCCATCAAATTTTTACCAACAACATAACATCAACGTACCCAAATCTTAAAATTACATTTTCAATAGAAAATCAGGAAAGAATTAATACTGGTCATTTTTATAATTATAATATGCATCCGGAACTGAATTATAAAAATTTTGTTTGTAGTTTTAATGGATCACCACACGTTGGTAGAACATTACTAGTTTCAATACTAGATAAATTTAAATGGTTTACTCCTGAGTATTGCAGTAAGAATTTTCAATTTACATCTGACAACATTGATGGGAACTTATTGGATTATCTAACTCCTGACCAAGCTCGTGTTAGTGGTAAATTTTTTGTAAACAACAGTAATTTTCAAGAAACCGTATATAGTTTTGGACACGTTAGATTTGCTCATGCAGACAACATATATAATCTTGAAAGTAAATTAACACAAAGTTTTTTACATATAGTAAGCGAAACCTTGGCCACAAGTTATTATCCATTTGTAACAGAAAAATTTTTATACAGCGTAGTAACCAGAGGATTGTTCTTGACATACGCACAACCTGGCTGGCATGATTATGTGGAAAAATACTATGGATTCAAAAAATACACTAAATTATTTGATTATCAATTTGACACAATTCAGAATCCAGTTATTAGATTACTAGAACTAGCATCAATGATATCAAAGTTTAGTTTATTGTCAGTAGAGGATTGGCAAGATTTATATCTATTAGAGCATGATACCATTGAGTATAATTACGATCACTATTTCAGCAAGAATTATTTAAAAGTATTTCATGATCAAATCTGAGCCACACAATTTTGTAATTATAAGATATCCTGCATTTACCGGCGGGAATTTTATTTGCAATTCTTTAACTCTAAGTCGTCACACGTTGGTTAAAAATCCTAATTTCAATAAACATTTACTAAGGTACCCTGATGATTATGAGTACAGATTAAACGCAGTACTTACAACATTGCCTCCAAACAAGAGTGAAATGTTAAAGTGGGTGCCTAGATATCCCCAGGATGGATACGAGTGGAAAAATAGTGATTTATTCTGCAGGCAAGATATAACAGATTGGTCTCTTAGAGGGCAACGATCAATCACTGGTGATTTTATATGGGAACAGTTGAACAGCGGGCTTGATTTATTTTTGACATTTCATCCTTATCAATTGAATCCTAGCAAAAAAGTTTTAACTGCTTGGCCAAACGCTCGAATTATTAATTTAGTAAATTTTGAAAAATTTTGGGCTATTGCATCAGCATTAAAACAAACCGTTGGAGATCGTGTGTTAGGATACGGATACAACGAATCAAAAGAAAAATATGCAATTCTTGCCAGTGAAAATTGGCCAAGCTGGAAAGAATTTGAACGTTCAGGATTTGATATAAAGAAATTTTCAAATTTGCCTGATAACATTCGAGAAGAAATAACAGAATTTTATCCACTACATACAAATAAAATTTTATCATTTGACATTGATAATAATATTTTTGTCAAAGAAAACTATCTTAATGCAATGAAAGAATTGTATTTAAAAATGGGCTACGATGATTTTAACTCTGACATAGTCTCTGCGTTTTGGCAAAAATACATACAATTACACATTGACATTTGACTTAATTTTTAGTATAATTAACTTTACATTTTTAGGAAAACATAATGGCAAAACCATTTGACGTAAGCAAGTTCCGTAAGGAAATCACAAAAAGCATTGACGGCCTTTCAATTGGCTTCAATGATCCCACAGATTGGATCAGCACAGGCAACTATGCCTTAAACTATCTTATCTCTGGTGACTTCAACCGCGGCATTCCGCTGGGCAAGGTAACAGTATTTGCTGGCGACTCGGGTGCAGGCAAGAGTTATATCTGTTCGGGCAACATTGTCAAGAACGCACAAGAACAAGGTATCTTTGTAGTGCTAATCGACAGTGAGAATGCATTGGATGAAGACTGGCTCAAAGCACTAGGTGTTGACACCAGTGATAGTAAACTGCTCAAGTTAAGTATGGCCATGATTGATGATGTTGCTAAAACAATCTCAACATTCATGAGTGACTACAAAGCCCTGCCCGATGGTGAACGTCCCAAGGTCATGTTTGTAATTGACTCATTGGGTATGTTGTTGACTCCCACAGACGTTAACCAATTTGACGCAGGCGAAATGAAAGGTGACTTGGGTCGTAAACCCAAAGCACTCACAGCACTTGTTCGTAATTGTGTAAACATGTTTGGTAGCTACAATGTTGGTCTGGTATGTACCAATCACACATACGCAAGTCAAGACATGTTTGATCCAGATGACAAGATCTCAGGTGGACAAGGCTTTATCTATGCCAGTTCAATTGTGGTTGCTATGAAGAAGATGAAACTCAAAGAAGATGAAGACGGCAACAAAGTATCCGAAGTAAACGGCATTCGCGCTGGTTGCAAAGTTATGAAAACACGCTATGCCAAGCCTTTTGAAGGCGTTCAGGTTAAAATCCCTTACACAACAGGCATGAGCCCTTACTCAGGTCTTACTGATTTGATTGAGAAAAAGGGTCTGCTTAAAAAAGAAGGCAACAGCCTTGTGTTTACCACCAGTGCTGGAGAGATCATCAAGAAGTTCCGTAAAGGTTGGGAACGCAACGATGACTCATGCTTGGATGTTGTGATGAAAGACTTTGGTAATCAGACAGAAACGGTAAGTACTGAAGAATCTGATCAGGGAGAATAATACAAATGCATTTAGATTTAGTAGCAGAAATTTGGAGCGAATTAAAACGCTATATTGGTACAATTGATCGCAGTGAAGCGGCAGATAGTTTTATCAATATGCTAATTGACCACGACTATTCTCCAGAAGACATTCGAACAACATTTAAATCAGACAGCGATATTAAAAAAGCACTAGTCAACTATATTCAAAACGATTCTGAAGAACAGGATGAAGACGAAGAGTATGAAGAAGAAGAGGACTGGGACGGTGAAGATTATTAATCATGTACTATAGCAAGGTAGTAGCAAGTCTTTCGGCTATTCCGGATTTTATTGCACATTATGAACGAGAGCTAGGCTTGGCCAAGAGAGAATGTGTAATAGGCGGACTAGTTGAAAAAAATATTAAAGAATTGCCGGGTATTACGGAACATCGTTTTAATCAGCTTCAGGAAATAGAAGCAGTACTCAATCTTCTTAATATACAATTACGCAAAATCCGTCGACGCCATTTCCAAAAATATCTGGAAGGATATGCTCGTGCATTAACATCTCGAGACGCTGAAAAATATGTAGATGGTGAGGATGAGGTTATTGATTTTGAAACTATTATCAACGAAGTGGCTCTATTGCGTAATAAATGGCTGGGTATTATGAAAGGACTTGATACTAAACAATGGCAAATGGGCCATATTGTTAGATTACGAACGTCCGGTATGGAAGACATTCAAGTATGAACAAAACTTATTTTATTTCTCCAGAAGAGAGTCATCAACACAGTTTGCAAACATTAAATCAGTTATATGCATATGATGACTTTATGGAAAGTATTACCACAGTAGCCGACATGGGTTGCGGACGTGGATTAGACATTGAATGGTGGGCCACCAGAACCACCAGGGATGAACGTGCTGACCCTTTAAATATTAAATGTTACGGAATTGATCAATTTGAACAATTTCCAATGGCTAGAAAATATCACAATACACAATATCAACGACAAGACTTTGAAGACCCAATTACAATACACAAAACAATGTTTGATGTGATTTGGTCGCATGACTCATTTCAGTATGTTATAAACCCGTTTCGAACATTGACCAACTGGAAAAAAGTCATGAATCCAAATGCCACATTGGTCATAATCTTGCCCCAGACTACCAACATGGAATTTAATACACAGGCGTTTGATCAGTTAGATTTTCAATATTACAATTGGACAATGGTCAGCCTAATTCATACCCTGGCAGTTTCGGGATTTGATTGCAGAGATGGTTATTTTTTAAAACAGCCAGATAGTCCCTGGTTACATGCAGTTGTGTACAACAGTGATCAATCTCCAAAAAATCCAAAAACCACTACCTGGTATGAATTAGCCGAGGCAAAGTTATTGCCAGTCACGGCTGTTGATAGCATAAACAAATATGGGTACGTAAAACAACGAGACCTAACACTACCCTGGATTAACAAAGCGTTAACCTGGTTAGGTAAAGAATAAGAGGAACCAATGAAAAAAACTGCTTTTGTTACCGGAATGACCGGCCAGGATGGTCCGTACTTGGCAAAGTTATTGCTTGAAAAAGATTATCAAGTGTTTGGACTAGTTAAAAGATATAGCAATCCAAATCTTGACAATATTAAATGGTTAGGAATTGAAAATGATATTGAACTAGTAACTGGTGACATCACCGACGAAAACTCAATGAATCATCTGATTAGAAGTTTAAAGCCAGTGGAAATATATAATCTTGCGGCACAGAGCTTTGTTGGAATTAGTTGGGATTTGAACAAGTTAACTACAGAAGTCAATTCAATAGGCCCTCTTAATATCCTTAACGCAATTAAAACGCATAGTCCAAATAGTCGTTTTTATCAAGCAAGCACCAGCGAAATGTTTGGTAATGCTATAACAAACACTCAAAACGAAACCACACCATTTACTCCTCGTAGTCCGTATGGGGTTAGTAAATTGTATAGTCACTGGATGACTGTGAACTTTCGAGAAAGCTATAGTCTCTATGCTTGCTCAGGAGTATTATTCAATCACGAAAGCCCATTACGTGGGAAAGAATTTGTTACACGCAAAGTTACAGATGCAGTGGCCCGTATTAAACTAGGATTGCAGGAAACAATTACACTGGGTAACATTGACAGTCGTCGGGATTGGGGCTTTGCTGGAGACTTTGTTGAAGCAATGTGGCTAATGTTACAGCAAGCCGAAGCTAAAGATTACGTTATTGCCACAGGAGAACAACATACTATTCGAGAACTATTAGATGTTGCGTTTAATTATGTCAATATTCCTGACTGGGAATCCAAAGTACTAACTGATCCACGATTTAAAAGACCTGCTGAGTTGTATAGTCTGTGCGGGGACAGTACCAGAGCCCGCAGTTTATTAGATTGGAAACCAAAAACAACATTTAAACAAATGATTGAAGATATGGTTAATGCAGATCTACAGAGATACCAAGTTCGGCAATAAACGTTGAATAGGATAGCCCTTGGCAATCTCGTCCAAGGTCCATTCAGAATGTGCTATCATATTCAACCAACTACTACGATCCGGCATTGCCGGATTTTCTATTTCTGCTAGATTAAATCCAGCAATTGGTGCAGCCAAACTGCTAGGGCCAACAAACGCAGGCACACCATTTATAATTGATTGCGGTCCAGGTCCGCTACTCCAGTTAATAACTGCCCATGCGTTTTCCAATGATTGATCAAAATCAAAACAATCGTAGGAATTGGCAATTTTATTTGGAGAAATAGCTGTTGATATTATTTTTTGTCTTGGGTGGGATCTAATAACAATTGGACGATTTGTGTATTTTTTTAAACGACTGCACACATCATTGACCCATGTTTGTGTATCCGGTAATCCAACCCATTGTTGACTGTCCTGACGTTGTAATGCAATCACAATGTGATCACCTGAGGTTCTCCAGGGCACTGGTGTTAATCCAAGATCCAGCGTCCTTGATTCAGTTAAATCAATAAAATTATAACAAGATATTCCAGTACCGTTTAGTCCAATTTTCCATGTGTCTCCCCGACGCAACATTCCAATTTCAGCAACAATAACAGGCTTGTGCTGATATGCTTTCCATACATCTCGATTGCCTTGCATCCGACCTGTCCATAACATCGACCATATCACAGCGACATCAGCATCATACTCGTTGTGGACCACTTGATGGCCGAGAGATTTCAGACCTTGTTCTATGGCAGCAAATACTGGTGCCGAGTTCAATGCACCAAAGTTATTAAATAGACTAAATTTCATTTGTGTAAATAGTTATATATGTATAAAATCAATTCACTCTGGTATTCTCCCGAACCTCTTAATGGATTCTTTAGCGAGCGTTTGCAGGATGCTGTAGACGTTCATTATCAGCAACGCTACAGGTATTATGTATTTCAAAATATTCCACGCAAAAGAACCATGATTGACATTGGCGCCAATATTGGCATATTTGCTAGACCTAGTGCAGAACATTTTGAACATGTAATATGTTTTGAACCAGTGCTTAAAAACTTCGAAGTCCTGCAAAAAAATCTAGAAAATTATAAAAATGTGGAATTGCATAACCTGGGTCTTGGCGATAGAGATCAGACAGCAATATTTGAATTACAAACTCTCAAGTGTGGGCATACCAAACAAGTGGCAGAGTTTGTGCCCAACCCAGAGTTTGAACAACACACTGGAGTGTTGACCACACTGGATCGATTCAATTTTCAATCTGTTGACTGGATCAAGATTGATGTTGAAGGTTTTGAAAATGCAGTCCTTGAAGGAAGTCGCAATACTATACGTCAGAACAGACCTTGGTTGTTAATTGAGGACAACGGCCAACGAGATCAACACAGGCAATGGCTCAATGATTTATGCGGACCATATGAATCCGCGCCAGTTAAAAGTAAGAGCAACACAATTTGGACCCCATTATGAAACATTTACCGTATGAACGACAAGGTTTTAGTCAACATGACGAAACTGGAATTATTGAATATATGTTGGCAGGAATATCTGACCCAAAAAAAACTTTTGTAGAGATTGGCTTTGGCGACGGAACACAAAATATGACTCTGGATTTGCTACATCAAGGGTATTGTGGTGTTGGCATAGACGGATGGGACTGGGATCCATCCGTGATCGAACGGTGGCCAGATCAATTGATTAAAATACAGAGAATGATTTCTCCAGACGATGTTGTACAATACATACCAGAACAGTATTGGCAACCGGACTTTTTTAGCCTAGACATTGACAGTTTTGATTATGAAGTAGCGTCAGTCCTATTGCAATCAGGATTCTGCCCGGCCACTGTGTGTTGCGAGATCAACAAGAACTTTGGTAACGACTGGGCCAGTTTTCCTTATGTTGAAAAAACAATGAAAAAAGGCACATACAATAGGAAGTTTCATTATGGCTGTTCACTGTCAAAGTACAAAGACTTGTGGTCACAATATGGCTATGAGTTTTTTACATTTGACACAAGAGCAGTAAACGCATTTTGGTTTCACCCAGACCGAGTTGATATAAATTTAGATGTTCCTAGAAATCAAACACTTGATCAGATAGATACCTCTATTATAAAACAACAAATTTCCGATCACCAGTATTGGAACAATAAAGAAAAAGAAATTTATCAAACACTATGAAATATTCAGTACTAACAACATTCCATGCCACTGGTTATCAAAAATATGCTAGCCGCATGATTGATACATTTTTACAAAATTGGCCTCAAGAAGTTGACCTATATGTTTACACAGAAGATTGCACTATTACCCAATCTGCACCTAACTTATATGTGAGAGACCTGCATGCTGTGAGTCCAGAGATTGTAGCATTTAAACAGCGTTGGGGCAATGATCCACGAGCCAACGGTTTAGTTGCCACAGGTCCTGTAGATCACAAAGGCAAGGCTCCTGGCCTGGGATTTAGATGGGATGCAATTCGTTTTAGTCATAAAATTTATTCTGTGTGCCACGCCGCGAAAAATACCAATGCTGATATACTGTTTTGGATGGACGCTGACATGGTATGTCATACTCCTATCACAATAGATTTTATCAACAAACAAATCACACCAGATGTAGGCCTGGCGTTTTTAGGTCGCGAAAAGAAATTTACAGAATGTGGATTGTATGCAATGAATTTAAAAAACTCAACCACACAAGAATGGCTTAAAGAATTCCAGTTGGCATACGACTCGGACCGAGTTATGACCATGGCTGAATACAACGACTGTTGGGTATTTGATGAAACACGCAAAGAAGTACAGGTAAAGCATCCGGACTGGAAACAACTAAATTGGTCCAAGGGATTGATCAAGGGCGAAGGGCACCCGTTGATTAATACACCCTGGGGAGCATATCTTGATCATCTTAAAGGCAAGCGTAAAGACGTAGGACGTAGTAATCTTAAAGATTTGGTACGTCCTAGAAGTGAATCTTATTGGTCCTCGTCGGTACCAGTCTGACTGTAGTGTTCTTTGCTGTGTTTGGCTTTGTGATGAGTCAGATACGGGCCGAGAACAGTATGTCTCATGGGTGTTTTATAAGGTTTAGCAAAGTCAGCGCATAGATCAGTGCAGTCGGCCTTGGACAATTTGATTGCCGCACCAAATACATCATTGTCATAGAATCGTCTGAGATCTTTGTAGTCTCTTTTCTTATATCTACGAATGTATTCAGATTTAAATAATTTAAATTTTGGATGATGCGTATTAACAGCAAACACCCCAGTTTCGGGTACTAACCAATTGCCTGGATTGCCTTGTTTATCTTCGGTATATGATACTCCCAAATACAAAGATAAATGTGACGGATCAAGAATTTTATTCCAAAAATCCCACGGCATGGTACTTTCCGTAATTACATCTGCGTCGATCCATAATATCCACTGTTTGTCAGTGTTATTCATGGCATGGATAAAACTATATGCCTTCTTTGCAAATCTTTTAACACTTCTATGAAAGTCTTCTTGTTGTAATGCGTAATAGTCCTTGTCTAATTGATCAAATTGAATTTGTTTAATTCTGTAATTATTAGAAAATGAAAAATCCTCAACATAACAAGTGAGTTTATAATATGGGTTCCAATGTTTCAACCAGGAGTTGACACAGTCTTTACCAATCAAATCATAATATCGTTGATCAAAACTAGTGATAATTTCTATCATTTGTTGGCCCATCTTTTCATGTGTCTCCAGCAATGCCCAGATTTAAGTTCACTATGGCTCCAGTGGAATTGACTTATGCGTTTTATCCACGACTCTCGGTCGTACATAATAGGATTTTCTATATTTGCTAGATTAATGTTGGCAATTTCTTTGCACTGACTTCGGTCCGGATCAGTAACAAACACCGGAATGCCCTGTAATGCAGATGCAACTGCAGGACTACTGTTATGATTAACCATGGCCCAACATCGATTAAGGTCATCTTCTAATCTTTCATTGGTGCTAAAATGAACAT